TAATTCCAGAATCTTTTATCGATGAAATACTTGAAGAAGATCTAGACGATCCTTTTAATTTTTCCACTAGTTTTAACTTCTTAATATTTGGCCAACTGACATCAACTAATTCTCAAGATGATAGAAAAAATATATTCAACACTGTCAAGACAATTTGTGACACATTTAAAGATGATGATGATGTTGGGATAATATTAAAGACTAACGGTGGTAGAGGAACTAAAATAGATAGGCTTAACATTAAGAACCAATTTAGCTCGCTGATACAACAAGTTAGAAAAGGCCCATTCCCAAAGATCAGTATTCTTCACGGTGATCTTTCACCAAAAGAAGTTGCTGCTCTTTACAAAAACAACAGCGTTAAGTGTTTGGTTTCTATGACTCGAGGTGAAGGGTATGGCCTACCTTTACTTGAAGCAGCTGCCTCAGGCTTGCCCATCATCGCTACAGGTTGGTCAGGTCACACCGACTTCCTCAAAGGAGATGGTTATCTTAAGCTAAAGTATAGCCTTACCCCTGTTTCAAAGTCAAGAATTGATAATAATATATTTGTCGATGGCGCGAAATGGGCTGATCCAGAAATTAAATCAGCTGTTGAAAACTTGACAAAATTTAGAAAATATCCATCTACCTATGAAAAAAGAGCGAAAGAAGCAGCTAAGAAAATAAGATCCAATTATTCTCACGTGTTCATATCCGACTTATATGAAAAAGAACTTGGTGAGATTTTATGATCTATATCATCGCATCTCTTGGCGTTATATGCACCGTTCAAGCTTACTATCTTTATCGTTTTGCCTCTACTATTCTTAAGACTGAGCAAGACATTGAAGTTTCTTTGGATGTCATAGATGACTCATATCAAAAAATAACATTGATTTTAGAAAAACCACTGTTTTATGATAGTGCAGAGGTCAGGCAGATTCTCATGCAGCTAAAAAATTCCCGAGGTGCTCTTCTTTATGTTGCAAATAGAATGTCAGGGAGCGATGATAATTTAGACGGAGAAGTTAATGCCTAAAAAAACTGTATCAACTAAGAAGAAAAAGACTAGAAAGAAAAGCAAGTTAAAGCAATATTTTCACGAAGGAACGCAGGCTGCAATTGAAAAATTTCAAGCAGAATCTTCACTTGAGAAAAAAGCAAAAATATACGAATCAGAAATTCTACCTGCTTTTGAAAAACTTTCTGAGAATTTAATTTTTATTCACAGGTTTACTAGTCTTCATTCTTCATACGAAGATCTAAAAAATGATTGCATAACTTTTTTATATGAAGCTCTTTATAAGTTTGATGCCTCAAGAGGTACAAAAGCTTTTTCTTACTTCAATGTTGTTGCCAAAAACTTTCTGATTATCAAGTCAAAGCAAAGAACTAAATTCTTAAAAAGAAATATAAGCTTAGAAAACCCAGCTGCTTTTACTCAAGACGAAACTGTGTCTTTAAACAACCACAATTCTGTTCCTGCGCAAGAAGAAAGAATTATTCGGCAAGAAAAAAGAGATGTCATTTTAGAGATGATTGAGAAGATTGAGGGAATTGTAAAGTCTGATAACGAAAAAGCCTGTATCTACGCCGTAAGAAAATTGTTTGAAGGCGCAGATGATTTAGAATTTTTAAACAAAAGAGCTATTTTTGTCTATTTAAGAGAGATGAGCGGATTAAATCCAAAACAGCTCACCACTACGATATCTTCACTTAAAAAGAAATATAATGAACTAAGAAAGCTTGAAGAGTTTGATGCCTTCCTCTAACGACAGCGACCCAAAATCCAAAGAAGAGCTTTGGCAAGAAATATACGGTAACGCGACACAAGATCGTGAGAAGGCAAGTATGCTAATAACAAATCTCTGGAAAGAAATAACGACAGATCCAGAGAAGCATGCACTCTACGGCACTACGATGACAAAGTATCTTGAAAGAATGTCCAAGTCAAATGATCAGCTGGTAAAGCTTGCTGAGCTTATGAGCAAGACAGAAGAATTTGATGACAGCCCACCTGACCTAGACGATGTCTACGATAAAATTGAAGTCAGTGAGAAAGTTAAGATAAAGGCGGAGGGTGAATAGTGATCAATGCTACATTCGACCGCGTTGTTGTTCGAGAAGTCATAGATAACCCGCAGAGGTTTATTGACTTAAGAGAACAAGACCCAGACGCTTTTAAAAAAATATTTGAAAAATCAGGCCAGACACAAGATACACAACCGATTGTTGTCGATGGCGGTAGTTTTCAAAACAGTAATGCTGAGCTAGCTTCTAATCCTGATGAAAATTTGGATAAAAATATTGGAAACCTAGCAGACCTTTCAATTGCAAACTTAAAAGCACTTCTTTCAGCGCCTCCAAACAGTATTGTTGGTGTAGTAGTAACGCCCGGATACGAACAAGATCAATCACCAAAAATTTATTATCCTTTCTTTCCGTCGCATCTTTCACTTCCTGTGAAGCCAGGAGAGACTGTATGGGTTTTGGATCCTGCAGGTGATACAAGAATCGGTCCTACTTTTCAATCTACAAAAATTGCGCCTGAGTCTTTTGTTTCAGGTGAGACTATGAACAATGGTTACTGGCTTTCTAGAATACCGGGTGCTTCATATGTTGATGATGTTAACCACACCCATCTAGATCGTCAGAGAAGCATATATTACAGAGATTCGCAACTATCAAATAATCAACTTTCAAACTTTCCACCTGACTTTAGCAACGGTCCTTACACTGATGGTAGGTCTCCAAGTATTAGATCTAAGAAATTTGACTTTAGTAACATCAGATTTAAAGCGCTTTCAAATGAAAATGTGACAAGAGAAGTTGTACCTGGCTTTACTAAGCGCCCTGGCGATCTTGTAATTCAAGGTTCAAATAATACGCTTATTAGTTTGGGTGAAGACCGCCCGGCTGCTGAATCAGGATCAAATACATCCTATAGGGAAAAGCAAAAACCAGGAATCAGATCTAATTCAAAAGAAGGCACAATCGACATAGTAGCCGGAAGAGGATTCTCACCCGAAGGATCTTCAAACAATCCTGTTCCTGTAAAGAATGTATTAGGTCATGAAGAAACCGAAAAAAGATCTTGGGCGAAAGATACCGCCAAAAAAAGAATAGTAAAAATTACCGAAGGTGACCCTGACCTTATACACGATCTCTCCAGAATTTATGTATCTATGAAAACTAACGGAGATAAAAATTTTGGATTCGAAAATAAAGATCTTTTACCAAACCCAGGCGTTGCGCTTGATCCTGTTGATGGAAAACCTTACGTTGTCTTAAAGTCAAATGAAATCAGAATCTTGGCGCGCCAAACAAAGGACGGACAAGAAGTAAAAGAAAACGGAAGCATAAGAATCATCAAAGAGGGTGCAAGAGAAAATGGGCACTCTGTTGATCAAGCTGTGATAACTTTTCAGCCTGACGGAACAATAATGATTGACGGCCCAAAGATTGTCATAGGTTCAGGTAATGAAAAGGATAATGGCCAGGGTGACCAGGTTTTAATAGGCGGGTCTTCTGCAGATCAACCTATAGTATTAGGCAACGAGCTAAAATCTTTAATGGAGAGTTTAATTACAGCTATCAAAGCAATTACCGTTCCGACAGGAACAGGGCCCTCAGGACCTCCGATAAACTCTGCACAATTTAATGATGTTTCTTTGAAGCTTAAAAATATGCTTAGCAAGGTCGGGAAAACTAAGTAATGCCTTTAAGCAATCAAGTTCTTTTTAGTGAGTTTGAAAAGTTCATGAACGCAGAAAGTGCAAGCTTTAATAATTTTCCTGTCAGCCCTGTTGAGTTCGGGCAATTATTTAGCAGTGCTGTTGACAAATATGTTTCAACAATTTTTCCTGCTGTGACTCCTGCAGCAAGAAGCCAAGGAAAAATCGCATTAAGTAGTGCATTAGCAGCTGTAGGGCCACCCCCGAAAGGATTACCGTTTACCGAAACCATATCAGCGGCAATGGCTGCTTATTCAATTACCATTGCTGGAGGAATGCTTCCAGCTTTTGTCGGTGTTCCGCCAGTGCAACCCATAGGAAATTTAATCCAGCCTGTCTTTGCTCTTGGTATGGCAAGTAGACCAAGCGCTGAGATTTTGAGTGCGATGTCTAAAATTATTCACAGTTGGTTTAAGACAGGTACAGCAACGCCTTCAGGTGGGGGCTCACCAATTCCGTGGTCATAAAATATGTGATCTGGTTATTTATAATTGAGTGTTTGTAAATGGCAACTATAAGTTTTAAATCTGTTGGCAAAAAGGCGACTGAGAACAAGACGCCTACTGCACCTGCATCTTTGCCCATCGGAATAACTACACCCATGCAGCTAGGCGAGGGCTCGGACGGCATTTTTAGAATGCATCGGGACATTGGAAATCAATTGACAGACAATCTTAGAAATCTTATTCTAACAAATCACGGAGAAAGATTAGGCCAGCACGATTTTGGCGCCAATCTTAAACAGCTTGTTTTTGATTATTCTTCTAATCCTGACTGGGAATCTGATGCCATGTCTAATATAAAAACTGCCGTTGCTAAATTTATGCCCTTCGTGGAATTAGAATCTTTCGAGACAAGCATAGATACTAATAACGATCCACAGTTAGCGACAGTGTCAATTACTGTTTCATTTAATGTCCCTGCGGCCGGTGTCTCCAATAAGGCAGTCAGAGTCTTCTTCGAGGCTGGAGGTTAATTCATGGCTCAAAATACAAAAAAAGATTTAATACAGATTAAAAACAGAAGTTTTTTAAACAAGGATTTTGAATCTTTTAGAGCAGAACTACTTGAGTTTGCGAGAACTTACTTCCCAGATAGAATACAAGACTTTTCTGACCCATCTCTTGGTGGTCTTTTTCTTGATCTTGCATCTTATGTCGGGGATGTATCTTCCTTTTACTTAGATCATCAATTTAGAGAACTAGATCCCCAAACAGCAGTCGAAACAGCAAACATTGAAAGGCTTGCTCGCGCAGCAGGAGTAAAAATATCTGGAGCTTCTCCTGCAGTTGCCGTAGTTTCATTTACTATGGAGGTTCCAGCTGAGCAAAAGGGAAGCAAATTCCAGCCTCAGGAGTCAGCGCTACCAATTCTTATTAAAGATTCGACAGTTTTAGCAAATAACGATATCGTGTTTAACGTTGTTGACAATGTTGATTTTTCAGAGAAAGATGAGGTCGGTACATTACTAGCAGACATACAAATAAGGTCGGTAGATGCTTCTGGAAATCCTGTCTCTTACTTAGTTACCCGTGATGTGACATGCGTTTCAGGAGATAGAGTAGTTGAGACTTTTGAGATTCCAGATACTTTTGAAGCTTTTAGAACTATAACTTTATCGAATTCAAACGTAAGCCAAATACTTGACGTAAGAGATTCTACTGCAAACATTTACTATGAAGTTGAGTCTCTTGTTCAAGACACAGTATATGTGGGTGTTAACAATCTTAGTGATGATAACTTTGATGTTGACCAATCTCTAGAGGTTCGACCTGCTCCTTTTAGATTCGTTACGAATTCTTCTACTTTGACAGGGTTGACAACGATGAGATTCGGTTCGGGCCGAGGCGATACTTTAGATAGAGATATAGTTCCCGACCCTTCTGAGTTAGCTCTTCCGCTATTTGGAAAGAACAATTTCAGCAGATTCTCTATTGACCCGGAAAACTTGTTAAAGACAAGAACTTTAGGTATTTCTCCAAAAGGCACAACTTTGTCTGTACAATACAGGTTCGGAGGAGGGCTTAGTCATAATGTAGGTGCTAGATCTATTTCCTCATTAGGGTCTATTGCAATGAGATTTCCAAAAACTCCCGCAGCGTTAGTCGAAAGGTCAGTCAGAACTTCTGTGGTTGTCACGAATAAAGATACTGCAGTCGGGGGAGAAGATGCGCCTGACATTGAGCAAATTAGAGGTTTGATTAATGCATCTAGAAATCTACAGTCAAGAATTGTAACAAAAAAGGATTTACTGGCAAGAGTCTACACAATGCCTTCAAATTTTGGAAGAGTTTTCAGAGCGTCAGTTCGAGAAAACCCAGTAAATCCTCTTTCGTCTCTGATGTTTATTATTAACAGAGACGCATCAGGGTTTCTACAAACTTCTCCTGACACCTTGAAGAAAAACTTATCAAAGTACTTAAATGACTTTAGGCTTATTGCCGATGCGATTGACATTCTTGACGCACAAATTATTAACATCGGAATAGATTTTGAAATTGCTGTGGATCCTAACTTTAACAAAGAAGCTGTTCTCAAGCAGTGCATTGAAAAACTCACAGCATATTTTAATATCGAAAACTTTCAAATCGATGAGTCTATTTTAATATCAGATATTACAAACTTAGTCTACAACGTAACAGGCGTAACTTCAGTCACAAACATTAAGATGCGCAACATAACTGGAAATGTTGGTCAAAGAACTTATTCAAATAATTCTTACAATGTTGTCGCAAACATTAGAAAAGGTATATTGTTTCCACCTCCTGGAGGAATATTTGAGGTAAAATTCCCTAATTTAGATATTAGAGGAACAGTAAGCTAGGAATGAAAAATGTATAGAATTCTGACAGCGTCTAAAGATTGCTACATTACAAATAAAATTATTAATAATTCCTTTAGAGTTACTGACGCTAATACAGGTCAAGCAGGTACACTCGATCTGTTTAAGCTTTACGACGAAAGCAGGATCTCAGGTGAGACGACCCCTACAGAGCTTTCAAGAATTTTAGTAAAGTTTGATCTTAATCCTCTAAGGGCGCTAACTGGAAGCATTCTTGATATCACCAGCGATACTTTTAAGTGCCACTTAAAGCTTTTTGATGTTGCTGGAGGTCAAACTTTACCTTCTAATTTTAAAACTATAGTTTTTCCTCTTTCTAAATCTTTTGACGAAGGAGTCGGAAGAGATGTTACAAGATTCCAAGATATAGATGCAGCAAATTTCATAACTGCTTCAATTTCCGGTGATTCTGCAGTCGGCTGGACAGCCCAAGGAGCAAACCAGCAAGGCTTATTGAACTCAGATGACTTAGACATAATCGGATCAGGTAACTTAAATGACGGAGAGGGAGTTTCTTTCTTATACGGGGAACAAACTTTTTCTGACGGAACAGAAGATTTAAATATTGATGTTACGAGAGTGATATCTGGTACTTTAGCAGGACAAATACCTGACTACGGATTTAGAATATCTTTTTCTGGTTCTCAAGAAACAGATCAAAAAACTAGATTCGTTAAAAGATTTGCATCAAGAGATAGCTTAAATACAAGAATAAGACCTAGACTTGAAATCAAATTTAGAGATGATATCCAAGACCACCATGAGTCATTTTTCTTCAATACGTCAGGCTCTATTTTTCTAAATCATTTTTCTAGAGGTGCTGCTGCGAACCTAGTTTCAGGATCTAGTTTAATCGGTGTGTCAGGTTCTGACTGCATGAGCGTAATGATTAAAACAGGATCGTTTGAGAAAGAGCTTTCAGCATCCCAGCACTCTTATGGTGCTTCTCTGTTTGCATCAGGAGTATACTCAGCAAGTTTTGCTCTCAATTCTTTTGATACAACAGTTATTACAGGATCAACAACTGTAGCTGACTTCGTAAGAGATAGTGGGTCAATTAGCTTTGATGTTTTCTGGAGAACAAATGATAAAAGCTATACGTTTCACACAGGAAGCCTCAAGATAAACAGGCCAGACACTTCTGGTTTTAGCAATACACCAAAAAGATTAATAGTTAGCATCCAAAATGCTAGAAGTGCTTACAAGAAAGGTGAAAAGGTAAGAATTAGATTTGTTGCATTTGATGACGATGAAGTTGTACCTTCCTCCAAAGTTCCTTTTGTAAGAACTAGCTTGATTTTTACTCAATGCTACTACAGAATTAGAGATGAGTATTCAAATGACGTCATAATACCATTTGATACAACAGACAATGCAACTCTCCTTTCAACAGATTCAGGCGGAATGTATTTTGATTTATTTACCGACGACTTTTCAACAGGAAGAGTTTACTCAATTGATATCTTGATAAAGGATTTAGGATCAGATCAGGTTTACAAGAGAGTAGGTGGAACGTTTAGGATTGAATAATGACTAACAAGTCTAGGCTTCAAAATTTACGTCCAGGTGTGTTCTCCTCAGCACTTAGAAGGCAAAATGTCGATGGCTCCAAAAGCTTAATCAACAAAACAAATGAAGACCTCGAAAAATCCTCTATCGCAACTTCAAATTATTTTCTGTATGACAGCCCAGAAACAGGAATTAAAAACACACAGCAGCTTCCCTTAGATTTTTCAAAGTTTGAGAATCACACCTTCTTCAATTCAGCTCAAGCAAATGTCAATGTCGCTTTTGACAATATTGTTAATAAGTTTCCATTTGACGGAACTCGACTAGAGTATGAAAATTATCTTAACGGCTTAACAGGTTTTGAAAACTATGTTTTGTCTCAGTTTCCGAAGAATATGGGTTTTTTGCTTTTCTCAGGCTCTGCAGGTACGACTACCACCGAAGGAACGTACATCAAGGTTATGGATTTTAAAGGTAGTCAATTTACTGATTTCTCAAAAGACAAGTCAGGAAAATCTGTCTTAAACCCAGAGAAAAAGAGTTTCTCTCTTGAGTGTGTTTTAAATTTAACTCCGGAACAAAACGGCAACCAGGTAATATTTCAAAAAATGTCTGGGTCTAACCTAGGCTTTACGCTTGCAGTTTCACAGTCAGCCTCTACTTCTCAAGCTGATTTAATTTTTGGTCTTTCTTCTGGTAGCGTCAAGTTGTTCACTAGCGCATCGGTGACTAAAGATGCTTTCAATCATGTTGTTGCATCATATGACCGAAGCTCCGGAGAGAATAATTTAAAGCTGTATGTAAATCAAAGCTTAGTTGCTTCATCCTCAAATCAAGCTTCTTTTAAAGTAATTCCTTTTGATTCTTCGCCCTTCCTTATAGGTTCAGGTTCCACTCATCAATTAATTGGCATGAGCGGTGAAACAAACTTTGTCCCATCTGAGACTTACACTGGGTCTTTAGACGAAGTCAGATTCTTTCATAGCTTAAGATCGCTCGGGGATCAGAAAAAATTTGCAAATAGAAATGTTTTTCCATCATCTGACTTGAAGTTATATTTTAAATTTAATGAACCTTCAGGTACTTTTGGAAATAATGCGCTTGTATTAGATAGCAGCGGCAACTCATTGCATTCTTTGGTTTCAAATTATGTCTCTTACATGAGAGAGACAGGAAGTTTAGGCGTAGCACTCACGCAAGAAAACCCTGAATTGAATCCTGTTCTTTTTCCAAAGTATGGAGGGGTTCAAAACTTAAATATTGATTTGCTTGTCACAGCAAGTATTTATGATGATCAAAATCCAAACTTAATTACAAAACTTGTTCCTCCACACTACTTTGATGAAGGGTTTAGTTTATTTGGGTTTAAGAACTTTAATCAGCCGCTTAATCAGCATTACTCAGGAAGCAATCTTCCGGGCTCAGGTGACTTAGGTTCTTCTCAAATACTTTCTGCAATTCTCTATGTTTGGGCAAAACACTTTGATGAGATAAAAGCTGTAACTGATCACATGTCACAGGTCACTCACGTCGGATATGATGATGAGGAAAGCGCCGCAGATCAATTTCTTCCCTTTGTTTCAAGATATTTTGGCTTTGAAATGCCTCCTATTTTTACAAACGGAAACCCAGAACAGTTTTATCACAATCATTC